TTTAAAGAACCAGCTTGGTGATTCTAGGAACATCCACATACGAAACATCTTCCATGCTGGATTATGCTCGCCATATACTTCTCTTGCTACCCAGCAGAAGAGTGATGTATTACCAAGTAATCCACCTGCTGCTGAACCAATACCACTCATGATACCTGCATTCCTGGTTGCATCTGCTGCTACTTGAGCACCATACATATTAGCTGCATTGGTTGCTTGGTTTTGTATGTATCCAAGTCCACTCTCTGGGTTAAGGTATGCAGGTTGTGCATTTAATCCATAGCCTGCCTGTCCGAATACAGATTGTCCGGCTTGCAAGCTTCCACCACCAGATCGTCCAAGTATTGCCTGGAATGGATCGAGTTGTCCTTGGTTCTCAAGTTGGGATACTCGTGAGGCTGCGTCTAAATACCCAAGCAATCCTTGTTGCCTTAGAGATTCACGCAATTTCTCGGCATCCATTTGTGATGCCACGTTAAATTGGTCTGCTTGCATGGAGCGAGTATCATCACTTGTCTGTATACCTGCTTCCTGTCCAAGTACAGATTGTGCAAATCCTCGGTTCTGCATTCTGCGTTGGTTGTCTTCAGCAACCCTTGCTTCTGCTTCTGCGATTGCACCAGATTGGTCAAATGTTCTACCCATCATGGTGGAGCGTGCACGAGCAGCTTCTGCAATTTGTCTTTGCTCACGATCTGTAAGTCCTTGTCCAAGTGCTTCTTCTGCATCAGACATCAAACCTGCTCGTAGGGCATCTGCTTGTACACCTTGTGCTTGTACTTTTGTTGGATCGGAAATTCCCACTTCTCCAAGCAGGTTATCTTTTTGTTCCTCGATTAAATCTTTTGCCCCGGTAAGTGCGGATGTAGTACCAGGTTTATAATCCTCCATGATTTGACCAAAGAGTGGTTCTAAACGAGCTACATCTTGTAGGTCTGCTTCACGCTGGCGTGATAGATTACCACGTTGTATATCTTCTGCCATTGCAGATAGACCGAGGAATTTTCCACTATCATCAAATCCAGCCTGGCGTGTTGTATCTACTCGTTCAACTACTTGTTCACCTACTTTACTTGCAAGTCCTGAGGCTACATCAGCTTGAGTTGCTGCACGGGTATTAAATTCTTGTACTGCACGTGTGTCACCAAGTAGGTCGATCATTCCATCACCTGCGCGTACTATGTCACCTTCTTGTAATGGTTCACCTGTATTCGGATTTTTAAATTCAAATTCTTTAGATACTGCATCATTTCCTTTTTCATTAGCCACACCTCTAATTTCATTAAATTTTGCAGTTGCTTGTTTCAAAACTTCAGCATTTTTATTTGTAATGAAATCTGTTACTTTTGCAGGACTTATAGATTTTATTTCAGCCCATTCAATAGGCACACTAATTTGTTCAACGACTCCTCCTGTTTCTGTGTCTATAATTGAATACGAATTAGTTACTCCAATACTATCAACGCCCCCAAAAGCCCTAGAGGTAGGCCCTTTAAACTGCCCTGTTTGGATAAATTGATACCTACCATCACCAGCAGTTTGAGCTTGCCCATCAGCATTAGTTACAGGTTCTGCACCAGGTATTCCAAACTTCCCTGTCTGTGGATCACGCACAACTTTTTGCTCTGTTCCAAGCAAAGTCTGCCTAAGTATATCCGTGTCTGTCTGTGCAGTCTTCTTACGAATTGATTCTTCAAGTGGAAGCAAGGATTCAAGTGACCCTGTCTCTGCAAAGTCTCCTGTGCCTGTAAGTAATTGTACTTGCGCTTTAAGTGCGTCTGCCATCCCCTCGCCATAACTTGGCTGCTCAGGATAATTTATGTCTGGCCCTCCTCCCATTGTTATTTCCTCCGATTGATTCTATTAAAGTCGTACCACTTAATAGGTTTTTGTTTTAATTGTCTCATCCACCCAACAAATGGCAGTGGGTATGGAATACTGTTTATAAAGTCTGAAATTGCATTATCTCCAATGGCGGTTTTTACATACCAAGCATCGGGTGCAAGTACACCCCATTGTTCATTTGGATGGATGTCTGCATCTGTCCTTACTGCTTTTCCAAGCAACATGGTTTGCGGTGTGATGAATACATATCCATAGGCTGCATACGCACTTAAATCCTTGAACATATCGCCCTTGGTTGAATCGTAAAATTGCTTTGCTCGTTCTAGTATATTCATTCTGCGATTATATACTCATCTGCATCACTTGCACTTACGGCTGACCCTAGATTTATTCGTAACCATGCTGAACCATTGTCCAATGCCAGGCAGGGACTGCCACCATCTCCATTTGTACAATACACTACTTTGCCCGCAGTTCCAGCAGAAGGCAGATCCGCAACTGCAAAACTTTTTAGCACTACTGTTGTATCGGTTACGCTTGGTACTGTGACTGTTGGTTCGCCTAGTTGATTTAAATTTGCAGCCGAAATGTCTACCCCGGTTGCGTATGTAAAACCACGAGTTACTGTACAGGTAATTGCCATTATGCCACCTCACGTCTTGCATTTGCTCCTACGCCTATAGCTTCCAAGCTAACATGTCTAAAGCTCGGTCTGCCTGCTGTGACATTGATTTCAATTTCCGCACCATATCCACGGGTACGCCCCGTACCAAAGCGGAAGAGTGCTTCTTCTGTGCCATCTGCGGTATGGCTTAATACTGTGGTGCTTGCATCTGGATCGAGTGTGTTGACCTTAATGTTAAATGCATCCTGGTTGACTGTGTTTGCACCCAACTGACCACGCTTCCAACTCTTTACATTGATGTCTCCAAATGTGTATGAGCGTGTGACAAGTTTACCTGCGATTGCAGTTGTACCGGACTCGGATGTACTTCCTATCTTGCGTCCACTATCATCTATGGAATTTTCTTCCATAAGATACCAACCTGTTTTGTTACCTGCAAATAGTCTGCGTCTTGTTGGGTTGCTTCCATGCGAGCAGATTACCCAATCATCCACATGAAATGCCACACTTCCTGCTAGGGCAGGGTAGGAGTCAACACTAGTCCATGTGCTTGTAAGTAGGTTAAATACGAAAATCTTGTTTGCCACTGTTGAACTACCTGTGGGTACTGCTAGGTAGTATTTATTGTCATACACGATACCACATGCTTTGTCTGCTGCTGCGTAATTAACCTCATCGAATTGATCCTGTATGGGTCTAGTCATGGGTATGGTTTCACCACTTACTTTACTTATAGCTACTCCAAGTCCCTTGGCAGGGTCTGTACCTGGTGACAAGACGATGACCCCATTATCTGATAAGAAGAATGTTTGTGGGCCAGACTGTGCAATTGATTTGCGTGCCACACATCCATGCTGACGGGTAATCTCGTAGGTATTAGCTGCGGAGGTAGTGGCAATGTTATTTATCATGTGAATGCTATTACGCATAAACACGATTAGCTGATCTTCTTGGTAAGGATAAAAGCCTACAAGAAAATCTGCACTTCCTTTACTAATTCTAAATTGTGATTCAGCAGCGTAGTAATTATCTGTGTCTAACAAGTCAGACATAATAATAGAATAGTTACTATCTGTGGGTTGTGGGATGATTAAACGATTACGAAAGAATACACCATAATCTGTGTTCGGACATTGTATGCGTCCAGCACCTGGGCTTCCATTTGCTTTTACTACAAAGTCATTGCTTACATCTCCATCCCATTCAAGTGGTGTTTTATTCTTACCACGAAACAAGATGAGTTTTTCCAATGCCTGCACGAAGCTCGCGCCATCTGCCGTGGCCACAACTTCACTGCCTGGATAATCAATATCGATGCCTGAGTTGTTTGCATCATTCCAAAGGATTACTTTATCCTTGGTTGCAACTACCACATATTCATTTCCTGTTGCAGGATCGGAGTAAAGTGTGGATGCAAATACCATCTCATTCGTGCCATTGTAGCTAAGTGTAACTGCACCTGCCAAGAAATCTATACCCTTGCGTACCTCTGCAAGATCACCAATCAAGCGCATATTCTCGCTTGTCTGTACAAAGCCCGGTTCTAAACTTGTTGCTTCTTTATAGGAATCAATGCCACGAAATCCACGATCTCCTTCTGTAAGAACTTGGTCATCGAGTCTGCCTGTTGTACGATACCTTGCCATTACTTCTTCTTAATTTCTTGGTATAGTTTTATACACATGTAGACTAAGGTTACCGCACCAACTGCAATGCCAAGAAATGTATCAATTGTTGACAATCCAAAGGTTGCTGCTGTGCCTGACATTCCTAAAACTGATGCTCGATCAACCATCATCTACGGCCTCCTGGTGTAAAGTAAAATCCAATGATTAATGGCAACACTACTGTTGCTTCGAAGAGTGCGATATGTCCTGTTGTAACAACCAGAGGGGCTTGCTCTGCTGGAAAACTGAGGAGTCCGAATAAAAATTCTTTCCTCCCCTCTCCTGTAATGTTTGTTGTACTGACGAGCGGAACTGAGGGGTAGATGGTGGTGATACAGGTAATGAACGAGAGGGTGAACATCCCAATAAGAGCAAGCATCCTACGAGTAGCACGAGTGAAAGCTCCACTAGCACCATTATTGAGTGATGCCTGGAACTGAATGGCAGCTTCGTTGTTTCTGCACTCTCGTGCCATTTCCATTTCATGCTTCTGTGAACGAGCATCCGTGACTGCACCAAACACGCCTTTAAGAATAGACCCCATTGCCGCAGAACCACCTCCCGTAAGAAATAATGTAAGGAGTTCAAACATTTCATTTAGCCTCCATCTTTTCAAAGATCTTCTTAATATCTTCCCTCCGATCCTCGCAGACTTTGGTCAGATGATTAATGTCCTTAATCTGTCCGGCATGGGATATTTCTATTTGACGAACTCGGTCTTTCATATCATCAATCTCCCACTTGTTACGCTTGATGAAAAATGCGAGGATGGATAGTGCAACCCCAAGACCAGCAAACATATAGTGTGTAACTTCCATTTCACTTTTCCACTCTGTTGCGGAGTCGATCCAACTCTTTTTCTAAATAGTTTAGTCTCTCAAACTGTTGAAAGTCAGAGGTGATAGGTGCGTCTTGCATCTCGACTAAATGATCAAGATCCGCTTTTGCTTGTTCTGCAAACTTTTCCAGGTGCATCATCCTCGCAGATAAATCACCCAACAGAGTTCCTTCATGTTGCACTCTCCCCAAGCTATTATCGAGTTCGTTAATCTTGTTCCAAATGACGGAGTAGCCCCAAACACAAGTGCCAACAATGGCGATAACTTTCGCCATAAATGCCAAGTTTGCTTTGACCTGTACATTCTCTCCGACTTCAGTTGCCATTACTCGCTAGGAGGATTAGCTGAGTGCAACTGATTTGAGTGTCGAGTCAGAAGCTCCGGCAGTTGTAATAGCTACATATACTTTAAAGGTATCAGTTGCTAAATACAATTCTCCCTTAGTTGATTCTTTTGCAAACTTCGTCTTATTAGCATCCGTCCCTGTCTTAACAGCGATGGAGTAATCCTTCCGTCCTAACTTTTGCTGTGCCATGACTTAGGAAGCTGTACCAGCGTTGATGCAAGGTGAGGATGGACGAAGGCGAAGATCGGATGATGAGTCTACATATAAAGGATCGGAGAATACATTATTTGTTCCTCCGCTTGTATGACTTGTACTGTTCATTTGGTGAATACAGCAGTTAGTACAATCAGTCGTATCTATTACACTAGCCGCTATCGCACTAGCATTATCCGATGCGAAGATAGTGTTTTTGATTGTAGGAGGAGTAGTACCGCTTGTAATACCATTCGATCCAACGCTTGAACATTTTATAAAGAATGAACAGGCATTTACTGTAGTAGCCCCAAAGTTGTTACCGAAAAGAAAACTGCTCCCACTATAGTCTAGGATAAAACTTGAATTTGTTATTAAGTGTGCGTAACCACTTGGGTATCCATAAAAAGCACCTAGACCACTTTTAGTCGATGAGGTAGTGTCAACATGCTTTATATTGCTTAAAGTTGTTACTGTGTTATTACTAGAGTGATTAACCATCCAAGTAAGATTAGCTGATGCAAAACCTTCAGCTTTAAAAGTATTGGTAGTGCTTGATCCGATTTTAATATAACTAGAACCTATCAAGTAAGCACCGTGATTATTTAGACTTTTAAAGGTCATGTCTGCGAAACCGCCAGCATCCCATGTTTCTGTTCCCAGGTTGTAAGTTCCATCTAGGAAATAAATAATACCACCTGCTCCAGCGTCTGTTTCTGCGGAACTTAAAGATGAATATGCGTAAGCGTTAGCGGCACTTGTGCCGTCTGCTGAACCTTGTGCGGTTGGTGCGATATATACTGTTGCCATAATATTTAGTTGTTAATTTTTAAGAAATTGTTCCACCTGAGATTAAAAGAGGTGCTGGGTTCGCTCCTATATCGAGAGTGTTAAAACCTTGCCTGACAGGTAATCCATTTACTCCTAATTCGTCTGAATCACCTGTGATTAAAGAGTAAGTTCCTGATGTTGTGGTAATTTCAATGTCTGGTTCTGCTGAATCTTCCACTACCGATACACCTGTTGTTAATTCTAACCGACTCGATGGAGTATTTAAGTATGCCTTGGATGAGTCTGTTTTAACTACAAAGTCTAAGTTTCCATCGGAGTCAGTAACAACAACGACCGACTGAGTAGGATTGTCTATGACCTTTAAGGACTGATTTGGATATGCTCCGATGTGTGGGTTAGCTGTGCCTCTTAGTTGTTCGTCTCCAACTACAACATTCTGAAAGGAACAAGTACCATCTCCATCTTCTCGTAAGAATTTAGTAGCTCCTGTTTCTCCTGTTGAGGTAACTGCTGTGCCGTCAACTGAACTTGCTGGCAAGTTAGTTAATTGCGATCCGTCTACCGCTGGTAAACCAACTGCATCTAGTACGACTACATTCCCATTTGATGTGCCTGTGTTTGCAACTGCCGCTGTACCGAGTCCTAAATTTGTCCGACTCGTGACAGCATTCGCAACATCGGATAAATTATTGGATGCGAGTAAATCTCCTTGTGGAGCGGCGGCTACCAGGTTGGCAACTGTTACTTTTTTAGTTGTTGCAGTTCCACTAACATCAACGATGGGTAAAACATCATCTGTGGCAGGTGTTGCCCCTAAAGCAGGTAATGCGGTTATCTTTTTATTAGCCATTTTATAATTGGGTTAAAGTTCAAATTCTAAATAAAATCCATCTTCGGTCATCATAAACGCACCTGCCTGTGTAAGTAATACAAGGTTTGGCCCAGATGGAGTTCCACTTCCTGTGCTTGCGCGTCCAACGCTAAGATTAAGATCGAGTGTGAGTGCCATTAAATGTTGTACGCTATGACTGCACCACTTGTAAGTGTTATGGAACTTATGTTTCCATAAATCGCAGTATTTGCAGCTAGTGTGGTTGCATCTTGCCCGGTGCAAATATCAGACAAGTTTTCAATATTACTTGTTATGCTCGCAATAACTGTGTCTTCCGTTGCAAGTACCGCAAAAAATTTACCTGCGTGTGCCGCAGTATCATTAATGTACTCACCTCCATTTAGTCCTAAACCTCGATATTCTGATGCCATAATATTTGTTCCTTCTATGCCGAACTAACGGCAGTTGTTCCGTACGTAATAAATTGTATTGGGGTTGATTGCCCCTCCTGTCTTTCGAGTTTGTCTAACTCGCTTTGTAAAATTGATTCACTTTGTTGATAGATAACTTGTGCCTTGTCTGTCTGCCCGTCTGCTTGTAACCAATCTCCATATGCTCCAATCACCGCATACTCGCTAAATACATATGGGAAGTCTGTTGCTCCACTTGCGTACTCAGGGTAGGGTGAGCGGTAATATACCCACACAGGTGCAGTTGATGCACGATCTGGTAGTATTGCTTCTCCATACTCGCTCGCACCTGTCACATATACATTTTTAAATGCAATGTCAGATGTTGTGCCTGTACCATATGGGTCATTCTCAGTGACCCGGAATATCTCGCTTATGGTTGTACCAAAGTCCAGGTAGCTTAACATGCTTGCAGTTGCAGTTGCGCCACTTCCTGCACCACCTGTAAAGCTAATCGTGGGTGTACCTGTGAATGCCGTGCCATTGTTGGTCACTGCAACTCCATTAACTTCTCCGTCTGCATTAATGGTCGCAGTCGCTGCTGCTGAGTTTCCTCCTCCACCTGCGAAAACTACAGTTGGTGCTGATGTATAGCTCGCACCACCACTACCTACTTGTACGCTTCGTACTCGAAGGTCTGGTATGACTTGTGTTATACGGGATACAAATGGCCATGCAGTGCGATCCCAGGCTAACTTGCCAAAACGATTAAAGCTGCGTACAGCAGCAGTTGATTCAGCAGTAAGGAATGAATCCACGCCAACCATACTTACTAGGTTGGTGACCATTGTGCTTACTGCTATCTTCCTCATGCGAAGCTTGGTTTGTTAAAGCCTCCAGATACGAAGGTCTTCTTTGAAAATGATTTGGCTTTGAGATGTGGGTTGTCACGAAAGAACTCATTCGTAAACGCCTTATCACCCCAACAGCCTTGCTTGTATTGATGCCAGCGGAAATATTCACGGGCAGGTATTGTGCCTTTTAATTGTCCAAGTCCCTCGACTTGTCCACCTTCACCATTCTCCTTACCACACTCAATCTCACGTTTCTTTGCTTCGTACTTTTCCAAGTCTACTTCGTAACGCAAGTGCTTCTCCAGGTTCTTCATAAACTGTGAACCATTGCCTTGTGCCTTGCCCCATTTAGGTATGAATATTTCTG